CGTGACGGCCGCGAGCAGCATTTTCCGCGTCACTTGGCGCACGTAGTGCGTGTCCGCTGCGCCGAGGTATGTGATGAAGATCCGCTCCGCCCGCTGCACGCCGTCCCACACCTGCGATTCCAGGTATTCCTTGATCGGGTGGAACCGCCGGCGACGGGTGACCTCGGTGAAGGCGTCGAGGATCGCCGCCGCGCCCCGTATGTTGTATTTCTTGCCGAACCAATGCCGGAGACGACGGTCGTCCTCCGCCAGCCACGGCTCATAGGGTGCATCCGGCTTCAGACGCTTTCGCCAGGGCAAGTCCTTGCGGATGACCTCGGTGTTGGCGAATTCATCGTAGGCGAGGACACCCTTCCACTCGCCGCGGGAGAGGATGATTTCGATGTTTCCTGGCGTCGGCAGGATCTCGCCGGTCCGCTTGTGCCGTTCAAGCAACTCCATCCAGCTGTCGTCGTCTTCCTCATCGTCGTCCGACTCTTCTTCCAGCTGCCGGGCGATCTCCTCATACTCCCGCTGCCGTTCTTCGGTCATGAGGCGTTTCACTGCCGGGTCCTGGGCGGCAAAGGCGCACATGGCGGCGTAGCTTGGGAGCTTGGTGATATTTGTTGTCTCCGTCACGTCGTCGTCCAAATGCCCGAACTTGTGGATCCGGACGAGATCAAAGGCGTTTACCTCCCTGCCGCCCACTGGGTCACTCTGGTGGTGTGAATAGGCGAACGTGTCGTTATCGTAGACCACCAGACCGCCGTGCCCGGTGCCGTGGGCGTAGGTGTATCTGGTCAGGCTGTCGTCGACCGGCACGTAGACGTCCGGCAGAAACGTCGCGATCGCCTGGCTGATCGTGTAGGCCCGGCAGAAGGCGCCGACGAGGCCGTTTTTGGTGTGCGGATCCTCCATCTTTTTGGCCGCCTGCCGCGCCGGCTTGTCCTCGTCCGGATGCCGCGGCCAGGACGAAAAGTCCTGCCAGTCGTCGTATTCCGCGAGCACCCGGTCCACGTCGATCGGATCGCCGTCGTAGACGTGCAGCACCGGCTCAGCGTCTTTGCTGCAACTCGGCAGGTACATAAGCCGGTGGACGTCGAACGTAGTGCGGTCGAAGTAGTGCATCCCGATCCAGTCGGCGATTTTTCGGCTGACCGCGCCGTATTCGTCCGGGCTCATCCGGCGGCTCGCCGGGGCGATCAGGCGGTATCTCGGCCGGTGCGGCCGGTGGCTGTGGGTGGAATAGACGGCATAGGCATGGCCGCCCAGGGCGAGTTCCGCGGCGAATAGGAAATCCTCGTCGGCGTGATCGGCGTCGAGCGTGATGAGGCTGCGGGACTCCACGTTCTGCTTCTTCCGCCGGCCGCCCCGGATGAAGCCGCCCACGAATGCCGGACCGTTTTTCACCTTGTCCCGGGCCGGGGCGCTCATCCGGTCGTACTCGGCCATGGTTTCGCTGGTGCGCCGGATCTTCCGCAGCCGGTCGACGAACTCTTCCCAAGTTAGGTATTCCGGTTTCCAGTTTGTGTCGGCTCGGTGCTTGCCGAAGCTGATGTCGAGTTCCATGCGAAGCACCATCCCTAAACGAATTGAACAACATCCGGCACTATGTCCTTACAACCGTGCGCCGACCCGATAATGAGCGTCTCCGGGTCGACGTAGTGAAAAGCGTAATACCAGGGGTCGCCGTTCGCTCCGGTCGGCCTGGAGACGAACAGGATTATGCGGTCCACCCGACCGACGTATTCCAGCCAGAAGCCATCCTGCATTTCGAATGCAGTGCGAGCCTTGCTGCCGATCTTTGTGATTCGATCGCCGGGAACTATCAGCTGTTCTCCGAGCTGGATGGCTTCTGTTCGGATCGTCTCCCCTTCTTCGAGCATCCCGTACATGGCGCCCCATTTCAGGACGGTAATCATTTCGCCGCTTCCTCGATGAGCTGGTCCAGGTGCCAGCGGGCCTTTTTCAGATCCTCGACACTTTTCCACGCCCACAGGTGCTGAATCACGGCTCCGGTACAGTAGGCAGCAACGCCGGTTAGGCCTTCCGTGGCGAGATCGATCACGTCGATGAGCTTGATTTCGGAGGTTTGGTCCGAATAGGTGTCTACGGCCTTCTCAACCGTCTGCAGCAGGGCGTCCCGTTCCGCCTGGAGCTGGGTGACAGCCTCCTCCAGTTCCTTGATCCGGGCCGTTTTCTCCGCGAGCAGCTGGTCGAGGCGTTCAACGATCGCGTCCTTTTGCAGATCCTGCTGCAAATCTTGGGAGAACATTTTTTCTGCGGTTTCCTTATACGGGTCCGATTTAGCCGGCTGCGTCTGTTCAGTTTTCAGCTGCTCCAGTTCTCTCTCTTCGTCTTCCATTTCCCGGATTCCCCACTCTTTGAGGGTCCGGTAGAATTTTGTGGAGTTGTTCCGGAAATGTTCCCGCTGGATTGCGGCACGGCCCTTGCCTTCGAGCCGCAGCCGTAGATACTCCTCCCTGGTCAGTTCCGCCACGGCGGCTTCCTCCTTTTCCTGATCACTTTTCTTTGGCTTGGAGAAAACGAAAGGCGTTTTCTTGTTCTCCGGACTGGCGAGGTGCTGGAGATACTGCTTGAGTTCCTCCGGGCTCAGCTTGTAGGTGATTACCGGTCCGGATCCGCGAGATTTCAGCTCGACATCGCGTTTCGGTACGGGTGTCCCGTGAACTCCAGAAGATCGGCCAGGCAACATGCCGCCCACCCCCTCAGTCATTCTTCTTGTAGAAGTCGCATTCGAACCCCGCGGCCGCGAGCGGCAGCCCGGGCGCCCAGTCGATCGGTCGGCTCATGATCTCTGTGACTTCCTTGACAGAGCCGGTCCCGATCGGCACGTCCAGTACGATTTCGTCGTGCACATGCATTACGATGTCGTACCCTGCCGCGTCCAGCCGGCGCATCGCTTCGGCGAGGCAGTCGCGAGCGATAGCTTGAACGAGATTTTCCACGAGCGTCCCGCCCCAGGTACGCACCTCAACCCACTTGTTTTTCTGCGTCTTGTACACGAGGCCGTCTTTTCCGAATTTCAGATCAGGTCGGATCTCCGGGCTTTGATACGCTAGGCTTCGCCCGCTGGGCAGGTCCGCGAACAATACGCCGGACTCATATCGGTACCGGACGCCGTGCGCCAGTTTGACCGTCGTTTTCTTTTGCACGGCTTGAATGGCGGCCTCTTCGGTCGCGTACCACAGCCGGACGATGTTCGGGTTTGCTTTGCGCCACTGGCGGACGATTCGCGGGTAGTCATCGGAATCGATTTCTTTTTTGGAATCCATCTTTGCCATTGCATCCGGTCCCCCGCCGTATCCGCAGGCCAGCACGGCCACTTTCCCCTTCGCCCGCAGCTCGTAGTTTGGATGCCCCTTGACAATCGTCTCAATGGGCACCTTGAACATCATGGCGGCCGTCGCCTCGTAGATCTTCCCATGGTCGCGGAAAACGTCGATCACCCATTTTTCGTCCGCTAGCCATGCCACGATGCGCGCCTCGATGGCCGAGAAGTCCGCGACGATGAACCGGCAACCTGGCGACGGAATGAAGGCCGTCCGTATTAGCTGCGACAGGACGAACGGCGGCAGGCCGAAAAGCATCTCCAGCATCTCGAAATCGCCACTTCGGAGCGTTTCCCGGGCAAGCGCCAAGTCCTTGATCTTGTTCTGAGGTAGATTCTGAACTTGGATCAGTCGTCCAGCCCAGCGCCAAGTTCGGCCGGCGCCACAAAACTGGAGAAGTCCCCGGGCCCGTTCGTCGGAACACATGCAGCGCTCCATCGCGTTGTATTTGTCCACGCTGGTCTTGGCCAAGGCTTGTCGAAGCTCCAACACACGGCGCGTTTCTTCGTCTGGCGCCTGGTCAAGCAGGACCGGCATTTGTTCCTTACTCAGGCCCTCCGAGGCATCGACGCCCCGTTCTGCAAGCCACTCTTTGAGCTGCTCGACGCTGTTCGGGTTCTCCAGCCCGGTGAGTTCCCGGGCCTCCTGCATGAGACGCTCTTCATACTGTGCGTCGCAAGCGATGGCCTGCCGGACGAGAACCGGATCGAGCCGGACGCCGCGGTCGTTGATCTCCTGATCCAGCGCCCACAGCTCCCATTCGTGGTCAGGAAGCGGAAATCGCTCCAAGAACCGCCGGATCTCCCGTTCCACTACCACGTCCTGGCGGTTGTACTCGATGAACTGCCGCCACTTGTCCGGATCGTGTTCCGGGTGGTTCCGTGTCCGGCCGCCATTGGCTTTGGTCGGGGCGCATGGGACGCTAAAATACTTGATCAATGCTTTCCCTCGAGCGTCCTTCTGTGCCTCGAGTCCGAGCGCTTCTGCCACGCCTTCCAGGCTCCCGGGAAGTCCCAGCGCAAGCGACCAGACCATCGTGCAGCGCCATTGCCGCGGATCGCAGCGGATCCCGAAGTGCTTCTCAATGCAGACCCGTTCAAAGTTGGCATTGAACGCGGTTTTGATCACAGCTGGGTCGGCGAGATCCAGCCGCACCCGTTCCGGTAGATCCTCAAAGGCCGTCAGATCCACGACCTGAACCGGCTCGTCATCATAGGCGTAAGCGAACAGCAGGATTTCGAAATCCGGCGCCTCCACGTACCGGTACACGCCGCACTCTTTCAGGCTTACGCTGGAATAAGTTTCGATGTCGATTGAAAGAACGGGCATAATGGCCTCCTCGCGGTGAAAGAAAGGGAGACCCGAAGCCTCGAATCTCCCTATTCACCTCAGTTCAGGAAATCATCGTCTCCGAAGTCCATCACGTCGTCAAAGTCGACATCCGCAAATTCATCTTCAAGTCGTGCGCGGCCGCCGAGATATTCGCCGTCCTGGACCTTGACAACGTTATTGATGCCGGCGCCGATACCCTTATTGCCGTTCTTGTTGTAGGCATAGAAGTTCAGGCTCACCCGGGCGTAGCAGCCGGAGTAGACCTCGGTGCTGTCCGTGATCTCCTGGAATCGCATTTTCCCGTCCGGGCCCCTCCCGATCGGTTTGGCGATGCCGGGCTTTGTGAGGCTAGAAGCGTTGATGAAGTAGTGGCCGGCATAGGCCGGATCATCCGGACGCTCCGTATCGCCGTCCCGCAGTGGCTTTTTCAGGTTGGGTGGGAGCTTCCCGCCCCATTTGCTGTTGATGCCGTCCTGAATCGCCGCGTCGATGGCTGCTTTGATCTTGCGCAGCGTTTCCTTGTCTTCTTTGGGGATGAGAATGCTGCAGCTGTACCGCTCGAGCCGCTCATCCCCGTTTTCCGTTACTTGCGGCTCGAAAAGACGCACATACGAGAGCCGCACTTTCCCCGTGATCACTTTCGTCGCTTCGGCACTGTTCGCCATGTCGATCAGTCCTCCCAGTTTTCGTTTGCGAATTCGTGTTCGATGCTATTGAGTTCCGGCCGCGGGTCTGTCTCTGGTACGAGGACCGGTTTGCCGGGTGGCTTGTGAATGAGCTCGCCCAGGATCTCGGCCAGTTGTTTCTTCCCGATTCGCTTCTCCAGTTCGCCGATCCCGAAGAGTTCCCGCGGCTTGAGATACACGTCATGCTCCAGCCCGGCACCGGCGAGTCGTTCTTTTGCCGCATCCGGATTGGTAATGATCCTGTTGCTCCGGCCCTCGACCAGCTTCCAGCCTGGCACCCGTTCGCCGGCCAGTGCTCGTTCATGCGCGTATTCCTCGACGTCCTTCGCCCATTCGGACAGCTTCTGCGCGATGTGCAGGATCTGCCCGATCTCGTCGAGCGTCAGGAGCGCCGGATCCTGGAACTCATACTGCAGCGCCTTCATGTTCTCGTCGGCACGAGCGCGGCAGGTGGCCTTCACCTTGCACCAGCGGCAGTGATTGCCTGGCTTGAAATCGCCCTTGCCTTCATAGGCCAGCCGCGCGGCTGGTTTCACAACGTTCTCGGCCCAGTCCAGCAGCTCCTCGACGGTCATCGTGTCCGTGCTGATGCTATCGAGCCGCGGCTGGTAGATCGTCATCCGGATCTCCCGGATGTCGTACAGGAAGCTGTATCCCGACCAGGCACCGAGGGCATAGAGCCGGATTTGCGGGTTTCCCACTGCCGAGACCGGGACGCCCTTCCCATACTTGAGGTCGATAAGCTCGAGCATTCCGTCCGCGATTAGCACCATGTCGCCGGTTCCCGTTTGCCCCGGGGCGGTCCATTCGGAGTAGTCGAGCTTCTCCTCAAGCAGGATCACGGCGTCGGGGCTGCGGGCCTTTGCGGCCATGAAGCGCTCCTCGACGAATTCCGCGTACTCCTGAATCAGCCGCTCCATCTCCGCGGAGTACAGCGGGTTGGCCTTGATCTCCTGCAGTCGGGCGTCGAGGCGTTTCCTCTCCGCGGAATTGCCGGGGAGCAGCCGGCGCCGTAGCTTGACCTCGGCCAGCTCATGCGCCAGCGTCCCCTCGTCCGCGTACTCGCTCCGCCGGTCCGGAATGCCTTCCTGCAACCGGGCGCTTGGCGGGCAGTTGATCCACTGCTCCGCCTTGGAGGCGGAAAGCAGGGAGTGTGCCCGCTCGGTGTGTGCGATCACCGTGCCAGCGCCTCCAGATCGCGTTTGAATGCGACCCGTTTTTCATTGGGTACGGCCGTGATGTTCGGCACGCCGTATTTGCCTAGCAGTTCCTTGATCGCGGCCTTTCCTTCCGACGTTTGACCAATCTTCCGAGCAATCTCGCGCAGCTCGACGTCGGTCGGGATCGGTTCGTCGGAGGCGCCGCTGTCGTCGGTCTCGGGCTCGTCGTTGACCGGTTCGTCCTCCGGTTCCCGCGGGGCGGCCGGCGGTGCCTTGGTCGGTTCCGGCTTGGTGCGAGCAGCCCGCGTGGAGCGTTCGGTTTTCGGTGATTCCGGCGCAGGTGCTGCTTCGGCCGGAACACTCCGGCCGGCGATCCCGGCGGACAGAGCAGCGAGTTCTTGGATAGCTTCGTTTGCGTTTTCGCCGTTGATCACGATTTGAACAGACATGGATGGATGAAACCTCCTCGGAGTTGTGATATAATTGCGAAAAGGTGGTTTTTTTCTTTACGCAGTCGCTTCTTGCGGCTGCTCTTTTTGTTTGAGCCTAGACAGCGTCCGTTCGAGCTGTTGACGGTAGAGCTGGGATGCGCGTTGCGTTCGAGCGATCTCAATGAGCCGGATCAATCGGTTGCAGGTGCGGATCCGCTGTTTCCGTGTCATGGCTGGTGCTCACCTCCCCTCAAGCCAGGTACGCCACCCACGTCCCCGCCTCCACGCGACGGACGAACTCCTCGAATGTGATACCGTACCGCTCGCGGATGCGGAAGTGGACGAAGTAGTCGCCCAATTTCTCCAGTCGATCGTCGTCCATTTATGACCGTCCTTTCCCGTAGGCTTCAATGCCGGCCTGCAGGACCGCATATCCGCGGATCGCATCTTCGAGCGTCCATTGCTCGCGCATCCACCGGTCGTAGCGGTCGCGGTCGTGCGGAGTCACTTTTGATCACCTCGGATCAACGAATCCTGGAACCCGATCGTCAGCTGCAGGGCTTCGTGTGGTGCGAAGCCGACCCTGATCATCTGCAAGTAGTGCTCCCGGAGCGCAAAGGCGATATCCCGGAGAGCCGCCTGCAGCTGGTCTTTGTCGGCAATGTTCATGAATGATCAGCTCCTTCTCTGCTCCTTCAACCACCGGAGCAGAAATTCGCGTGTCTCCCGCGCCGGAAAATACCACTTGTTTCCGATCTTGAATTTTGGGAACCTGGGATCGAAGAAAAATTGTTGTTGAATGAAGTTCCAGCTCATACAGGTGCGCCGCATCAGCTCTTTCGCGTCCCAGAACACGTATTCAGCGTCGACTTCTTTCACCAGCTCGGCGATTTTCTCGCGGACTAGTTGCTTGACTTCGGCTTCGTCAATTTGGACGGTGAGCATCTACGCTTCACCTCGCAATCTTTTTCTTTTTCCATTCGTTGCTAAAATAGTGATAGGAAGATGAGCATCGACTTGGCCCCTCCGCCAAGCAATTGGCGGATGTGAATCGGGTGAATTCAAGGGAAACCTAAGTCTCCCGGAGATATGGTGACCTTGAGCCAAGCCGGAGGAAGATCGCTTTGTGTACTCCGGAAGGTGCAACGCATAGGCGGTGAGGACGATCACCAATAACCCGCCCACGAGCGCCCGACATCCCACGTGGATGATGACGTATGCTGAACTGCAAGGAAACTTGCAGAGGTATCGGATAAAAAGCCGATACGATAACACATTTGCAGTCTCTTGTTGATGCATTAAAACCAATCCAAGATATTCAAGATCAACTGAAAGGAATTGAGGGCATCATACCAAAGGATCAATTTAAAGGAATTACTGCTGCGCTTGACGGAATTAAAGGGATAACTGTTGGTTAAAAATTGTTCGATGCTCAACCGTTTAATCGTGCCATTATGCCTTGTGTTGCCACAATGTGAAGCGCTTGCGCTTCGGTGAACCCCTCTTTGACCAATTCGTTGAAATAGACCCTTGTCATTTGTGCGATTGCTGGATATAAACCAAGCATCATAGGTTTAATTCTTGCAATGTTGTCGGCGGCCATTTCCAATTCCAATTGTTCATGCGGTTTCATCCTGTCCGGACCTCCCTCCGGTAGTTGGCTTCCTCCTGCTCCCGAATCCACTGATCCAGCCGCCTGGCGCTGAACAGATACCGCGGGTTTTTCGACCCTTCGGCACCGTAGACCCGGTGCGGTATCCGCTTTTCGCGGCACAATCGACGCAATGTGTAGTCCGACATGTGCAGGTATTCGCAGGCCTCAGTAAACGTCAGTGTCCGGTCCGGAGCGGCGCCGAGTTCTGCGCGCAGCTCTTCCAGGAGCTCGGTTTTGAGTTGTTCGCGCAACTGATCGATGATGGCGGCGAATGCTTTTTCCGGGGGCATGGTGAGCCTCCTTTCTCATTTTTCCTCCTTCTGGTAGACTAGTTCTGAGGAAGGAGGTGAATCAGAGAGTGGATATAGATGTTGTCATGCAAGCGATAAAGGTTAATGTATTAAGCAGTTATTTCGCTGCCAGAAAGGCACATGAAACGATTTTTAAGGATCGGTCCGACAAATCTGTAGCAATTAGCTACCTGAATTCAGCACTTTCTTACAGCAACACTGCCTATTCCGTTTATGTCTGCCACTATGACCGACTTGGCCGTGATGATCTGGATGATTACTTTCATGAGCTCCGAACCTTTGTAGAGGAAGGTTTGGAATGCTACAGGACTGATCACAGCCACCAATGGACAGACATTCATTTCAACCGGCTTACGGAAAAATACAATAGAATCAAAACGATCATTGGAATTGAAGGTTAAAACCCGTGACGGCGTGCCAGCTTGCCTGCGAGCACGTCGTTTTCTTTGCGCATTTCAACGAGCTTTGCGAAAAGCTCATCCCGGAACTTTTTCACTGCGACGTACTCAATTTCCGGGACCTTGATCGTTACGGTGCCATCGACTTCCGTGGCAACCGTGAAGGCGGTGAAAGTGTCACGGACTTCGTTCAGGACTTTTTCAGGAATTTTGCAGTCGATTGTTTTTTCACTGAAATATGTGACCATATGTTCCACTTATAGCGCCTCCTTTTATTGCGCATATCACGCTCTTTTAACCAACTGGTCGAATGCCGGATCGTCAATCGGCTCCAATCCCGAGGCGATCCGCATTTCGTTCAGCGTGATTTTGCTTTCTGCATACTGCCTCTCCAGCGCCCGTCGGATGGCTGCGACGTAATCCTGCTCCATCTCGTCGATCTCCTCTTTGCTGTAGCGCACAGCCTCGCCGTCCATCTCCACGATGCAACCGCCGTCGGGCAAATCAGTGATTTTGATGTTGTTGCTCATTGGGCCGTTATCTCCTTTCACGCAATCCGCTTCAGCTTCAATCGTTCGTAATATTCCGCCAGCATTTGCTTTCGCTTTTCGTATTCGGGAATCGCCACGATCAGCCCGATGTCCACCCGCTGAAGCGTTTCTACCGCGTGAATCTGTTCAGCGGACAGGTACGGACGTATGACTTCGCCCTTCGGCAACCCGTGCTGCTCTCGGAACGTTTTGGCGTCCATCCCGAGCACGATCCGATAGATCATGTTGATCTCGTTGGAGAAGTGGTAGTGCTTCGGTTCTTCGTGCGCTGCCATGATCGCGTCCGTGAAGGCCGGAAACTCCATTTTGGCCGCCTGGAGCGAACGGATGAACGCCTCCATTTCGTTGAAGCGCCGAATGTAGGCTTCTTTGAATTGGCGCGCACGCTTCCCTTTGATCTCCATAGCGACCATTGCGAAGCCGTCTTTGGTCATGAGGATTTCCCGATTCCTTTTTCCGCTGGCGTCCCTGTAGTAGGACTCCTCAAAGTTGAGGCGACGAAATTCTTCACTCACTCCACTTGTGGATTGAGTGATTTCATCGATGAGGCGGAGAATGTGGCCATGCTGTCGTTCGAACTCCTCCGCTACCTGCCGGCTGCTGCAGAACGCCTTGCCGTCCCGCTCGTACAGGCGGTATTCCGGGTTGAGGATGAGTTTGGACACTGAATCGCCTCCTTTCGTGCCGACCGGTGATGGTCAGGCGGTATCAGGTTTCTTTTCTGAAACCCCAGGGTATAAAAAATACTCGTCTGCACTTATGTCGAACAGCGAGCAAATCAAACGTACTTCTGAGAGTGAAAAATCACCTCCAGTTCCGTTTAAGTTTTGGTTGAGCGCAGAAGGAGATTTACCTAATTTGGCGGCCAATTCGCTTTGGCTGACGCCGCGTTCTTCGAGGAGCGCTTTGAGTTTTGTGTAAGGTGCGTGACGTCGCTTGACTTGCCGCAAGGTTCTCACCTCCCAGTTTCTTTTTTGAAACCTTCGGCTATATCATATCCTTTGCTCGGTTTCTTTGTCAATAACATTTTTCGCGGATTTCTAATTTTTTGTTGCTTTTTTGAAACCTGTGCTGTATCATTCAGTTTAGATCAGTCTAAAGTAGTGTTTGGAAGGGGATCGTCGATGGTTTATTCTTTGGGAGAAAAAATAAAGGAGCTGAGAACCAAACAAGGCTTGTCACAAGAAGAACTGGCCGACAAACTTAATGCTAAATTCGGGACGACCATAAATAAAGGAATGATTTCAAAATGGGAAAACAATATTGGTGAACCACGTTTGGAAACGGCAAGGATTTTGGCATTGTTTTTCAACGTCTCTTTGGACGAGCTGCTCGGAATTGACCCTAAGCAAGACGACATCCAAACCCTCGCCGCCCATCATGAAGGTGAGGAGTGGACTGAGGAGGAACTGGCGGAGATTGAGCGGTTCAAAGAGTTCGTGCGGATGAAGAGGAGACAGCGCGAGCAAGGGGAATGATGCCGCATGCTCTACGAAAATCTTCTCCGGGAGGCGGCGCAGCATGGCGTAGACATCTATGAGAAACCGATGAGCCCGGGAGTCAAGGGTTTATATGCCGACAGCATCATCTGGATCAACCATACCGTCCCGACAGTAACCGAAAAAACCTGCATCCTCGCCGAGGAGTTGGGACATTATCATACCAGTGTTGGAATCATCATTGATCCGACCGACATCCGCAACCGAAAGCAGGAGCTTCGCGCCCGGGACTGGGCCTACAACCGGCTCGTCCCGCTCTCAAAAATTGTACAAGCCTACCACGCTCACGTCTCCGATCGGTACGAACTTGCAGAGTACCTGGGCGTGTCAGAACAGTTCCTGCAGGCCGCGATCGACCGGTACCGGGAGAAGTACGGTACATACACGATCGTGGACGGGCACGTCATTTATTTCGACCCGTTGGCGGTTGCGGAAATGTTCGATTGACTCGTGCTTCCCCGCCTCGAGGCGGTTGATTATACATTTAAAACCGAACGTATGTTTGTAAGGAGGAATCGGAATGGCGTCATTCCGCAAGCGTGGCGACGGATGGGAATATCGCATCCGGTACATCGACAGACGAACGGGGAAATTCCGGGAGAAGTCGAAAGGCGGTTTCTCAACCAAGAAAGAGGCACAGCTTGCCGCAGCTGCGGAGGAATTGAAAATCGAGGAACGCGGGTTCGCGGAGAACGGGGACGAGCCCATCGCGACTTACATGGAAAAATGGCTAGAAACGTTCAAACGCCCGGCGGTGAAACTGAATACCTACCTCGTTCAGGAGCGCAACGTTCGACTGAACATCATCCCGCGCTGGGGAAATTATCGATTGAAAGACATCACCCGCACAGAATACCAGAAATGGATCAACGAACTGCGCGACCGTTATAGCGAGGGAACCGTTCGACGCATCCACAGTATTTTCTCCAGCGCAATCAATGACGCGATCTATGAATTTCAGATTTTGCGGGATAATCCGCTGAAAAAGATCAAAATCAAGAAAGACGAGAGCGAGGATACCGGCAAAATCAAATTTTTCACGGTCGACGAATTGAACCGTTTCTTGGCCACCTGCGTCCCGGCGAAAGGCGCAAAAAACCAGCACTCCCGGCACTATCAGGCGCTTTTCACGCTTATGGCCAGGACAGGCCTCCGGATCGGCGAGGCGCTCGCTCTGACATGGGATGACATTGACCTGAAAGTCGGTACACTGTCAGTCACGAAAACATTAATCTACCCACTCAATTCTGACCCGCGTGTAACAACGCCGAAAACCCGCTCCAGCATCCGGACGATCAAACTGGACCCGGAAACTGTGCGGGTAATGAAGGAGTACCGTCTGAATCAGAAAGAGACCATCCTCCGATACGGCTTCCAGCGGTCTGATCTCAATCTGGTTTTCCATGGTCCCGACGGTCGCTGGCTCCGCACCAATGTCGTCCGCGACTACATGAAACAGGTTTGCAAGCGCGCGGGCCTGCCCCAGTTGTCGCCACACGCTCTCCGGCACAGCCATGCCGTCCACCTGCTCGAGGCCGGGGCGACGATCCGGTATGTGGCTGAGCGGCTCGGGCATGCCACGATCAAGACCACCGAAAAGTACCTGCACGTCACGAAGAAAATAGAAAAAGACGCGCTCGACCTCTATGCCCGGTACCTCTCCTGAAAATTGTGGGCAAATTGTGGGCAAGCGCGCCTTTCCCCGCTGAAAATCCCCGTAAAATCAAGGGTTAACCGATCGAACCTTCCATCTCGAACTTGATGAGCCGGTTCATCTCGACGGCGTATTCCATCGGCAGTTCCTTCGTGAACGGCTCGATGAAGCCCATGATGATCATCTGGGTCGCCTCCGCCTCGGACAGGCCGCGGCTCATCAGGTAGAACAGCTGCTCTTCGGACACCTTCGACACGGTGGCTTCGTGTTCGAGGATGATGTTGTCGTTGCGCACTTCGTTGTACGGGATCGTGTCCGACGTCGATTCTTTGTCCATGATCAGCGTGTCGCACTGGATGTTAGCCTTCGACCCCGCGGCATCGCGGCCGAAGGACGTCAGCCCGCGGTAGGTCACCTTGCCGCCCTGCTTGCTGATCGATTTCGACACGATCGTCGACGTCGTTTCGGGCGCGAGATGGATCATCTTCGCGCCGGCGTCCTGGTGCTGGCCTTTGCCGGCGACGGCGATGGACATGACGTGTCCCTTGGCGCCGCGGCCCTTCAGGATGACGGCCGGGTATTTCATCGTCAGCTTGGATCCGATGTTGCCGTCGATCCATTCCATCGTGGCGTTTTCTTCGGCGACGGCCCGCTTCGTCACCAGGTTGTACACGTTCGGCGCCCAGTTCTGGATCGTCGTGTAGCGCACGCGGGCATTTTTCTTCACGATGATTTCCACGACGGCCGCATGCAGCGAATTGGTGGTGTAGATCGGCGCCGTGCAGCCTTCGACGTAGTGGACGAAGCTGCCTTCGTCGGCGATGATGAGGGTCCGTTCAAATTGCCCCATGTTTTCGGAGTTGATCCGGAAATAGGCCTGCAGCGGAATGTCCACCTTGACGCCCTTCGGCACGTAGATGAAGCTGCCGCCGGACCAGACGGCGCTGTTCAGCGCGGCGAATTTGTTGTCCGTCGGGGGCACGACGGTGCCGAAATATTCCCGGAACAGCTCCGGATATTCCTTCAGGGCGGTGTCGGTGTCCATGAAAATGACGCCCTGCGCCGCCAGCTCCTTCTTGATGTTGTGGTACACCACTTCCGATTCGTACTGGGCGGAAACCCCGGCGAGGAATTTCTGCTCCGCCTCCGGAATGCCCAGCTTGTCGAACGTCCGCTTGATTTCCTCGGGCACTTCATCCCACGAACGGCCCTGCTTCTCGGACGGTTTCACGTAATACTGGATGTCGTCGAAGTCCAGGTCGTCCAGATTGCCGCCCCAGCGGGGAAGCGGCTTCTTCAGGAAAATGTCCAGCGCCTTCAGGCGGAAATCCAGCATCCATTCCGGTTCGCCCTTCAGGCTGGAGATGGCCTTCACGACGTCGGGGCTCAAACCTTTGCCCGTTTGGAACACCGCTTTGTGCTCGTCGCGGAAGCCGTATTTGTAGGCTTCCAGTTCGGGCATTTTTTTGGCCAT